GACGCGGCGCTCCAGAGGCCTGCGAAGCCGCCGCCGATCACGACAATGTTCTTCACTTCAAAGTCCTCGATTCAGGGTGACCCGTACAAGTGATTTAACATAATACACATTGTGTCACCCGCATCACGGCCTCAGAAGAGATCGCGAGTGCCGCTGCTCCAGCGAAACCGGCTACCGCGCCAGTCAGACGCGAAGCTTTTCCCAACACCCGCATCAGACGGTCTCCTTTCTCCGTCCCTTCGTGCTTGCGAACGGCTGCGCGTGCGAGTTCCTGTAGCGGGTCGAGACCTGCTGCCGCAGCTAACAGGGCCTGATCTTCGAGCGAGCATCCGGCGCTGCCGTTGCGCCAGTTCGCGATTCGTTGAGGCACTACGCCCAGAGTCCGAGCAAGAGCGGCATCGCTTCCAGCTATCGCCTTGGCTTTGTCGATCAAAAGATTTACCGCTTCAAGGTCTTTCACAACGCTTCCTTTCGTAACGAAGTCGTTTATAAACGGACCCGTTACTAAACGGGTTCGTGTAGGCACGTTACCACAGGAGCGATGAATGGCCCTTCAACTGATCACCGCAACGCCCGCCCAGGGCATGACGTTCACCGATGAGGACGTCAAGCGCCTGGCAGGCTTCTTGGCGCTGGAGCGTGCTCACCTGAACGGGCGTCGTCGTCGCGTGCGGTCGGCACTGCGCACCGAGGGCCGGTTTGCGCGTCATGGTCGCCGCTCCGTTGCTGGCATCAATGACGGCGATCTGTCGCAGTCGTCCTTTCGCAAGCTGCGGTCCTGGCTGTGACCCGCTGCAATCTCGTCCTCGACGGCAACGAAGTGAAGGTGCGGCTCCAGGCCGAACGTCTGGAGTCGCAGACGCCGGTTCATGTGGACTGGCTTCGCTTCACGGTGGCGCGCCGCAACGGCCCGCTGCCTGACGTCGAAACGCTGTTCCCGCGTCCGCAGTCCTCCAGCATCTGGGACCCGGACGATAGAACGCGCACCTTCAACAAGCTGCTGGCCGAGCTTCCGGGGAACGAGTTCGAAGCCTCGGCGGTCGCGATGGAGCTAGGCCATCAGGTGGCCGAGGCCCTGGGCGACGAGTTCAGCGTGTGCGCGGAGCTTCGCAAGGGTCACGACTTCTACCGTCACCGTTGGAGCATCGAGCGTAACGGCGTCGAATGCGGATGGGTCGGCTTCCTCGCGTCTAGCGATAGCCCGCGTCAGGCGGCACAGGCTCGCACCATCCACGTCAATCTCTACGGCGCGGCCTGCACCTTCGCTGCGCACGGCTGGCGTGATCGCATGGCCGATCTGGTGGACGAGCACAAGGGCGAAGTGACCCGCATCGATCTGGCGCTCGACTTCTTCGACGGCATGCCGGGCGGCATCGATTCGGTGCGCGAAGACTACATGGCCGGGCTCATGAACGTTGGCGGCAAAAAGCCCAAGTGCAACATGCTCGGCGACTGGTGCAACAACCGCGCGCGCTCGTTCTACTTCGGCAGCAAGGAAGGCGGCAAGCAGACCAATTTCTACGAGAAGGGCGATCAGCTCTTTGGCCTGGAAGCGAACAGCCCATGGCTGCGCGGTGAGCTTCGCTACGGCAACAAGCTTCGCGAACTCTCCACCGACATGCTGCGCCGCCCTGCTGACTTCTTCGCAGGGGCCAGCGAGTGGCACGCCCGCGTCCTCGCGCTGGCCGATGCGGTCGTGGTGCCCGAGCCGGTCAAGTGCAAACCGCGTATCGCCGAAGAGACGACTGAGGCGGCTGCGGCGCGTGTGCTGCGCTGGGTGCGCGACACCGCGGCGCCTTCGGTCGCCTTCCTTATGGAACACCTTTCGGTCGGCGAGATTGCCGAGCTGTGCTTCACCACCAAGCGCCCTGGCCGCCTGCGTGGCTACTCGGCTGGCGAGGTGGCTCCGGCTGCTGCGCGCGCCGTCAATCGTTTCCTCAAGCCCTTCGCCGGTGGCCTCGGCGTTGGTGGGCTTCAACACACGGCCGCATAGGAGAAGAGCATGCAATTTCAATCGGAAGTGATCGTCCACGCTGTCAAGGAGTCGAAGGGCAGCTTCGAAGGCCGCGATTTCTCGTCCTGCACCTTCCACTGCGAAGTGGACCTCAAGGAGAACGGCGCAGGCCGGTCCATCGGCCGCGTGACGCGCCCATTCAAGCTGGGTGACGCGACCGAGTTCGACAAGTGGGCGCACCTGGGCGGCTCGCTGCCGATTCGTGCCCAGGCTACCTTCGAAATGTCGGCGGCCAAGGAAGACAAGGCCTCGCTTGTGCTCGTCGCCATCCGTCCGGTGGTGATGGAGAACAAGAAGGCCGCCTGATGCGCTACCTCGTTCAGTCTCTCGACACGGGGCGCTTTCTGGTTCCGTCGCTCGATGACGGCACGCCGGAGTGGGTGTGCTCGTTGCGCGAGGCTGGCGGGGGTGTTGTCACCGAAGAAGAAGAGGCCCTCGCGCTGGGCATCGAGCACGCCGAGCAAGGCGAGCGCGTTCAGATCATCGATCTGGATCGCCTGGGCACGGCCAACGATTACGAGGTCACCAAGTGAATCTGTCTGTTCAGGAATGGCAGGCGCTGTTCATCGGCGCTTCCCTCGCCCTCGCCGTCATGGCGGGTCTTCAGTGGGCGGCGCAATCGGTTCATCAGGGCCTGGAGATGCGCCGACGCATCCGCCTTGCGCGCGAGCGTAGCGAGCGCGCTCTGCGGGTGGGCTCTTCGAATCTCCCCGATGGTAATCACGGGGAGAACGTCACTACGGCCCGCACGGGCGGCACGGGTGACGCAGGTTCGATGGACCCGGCCGCTGTTTGCTGATTTCAGCCGATAGCCCTGCGCGCAGGGCCTTCGGGTGCAATTCCGCACCGGTCAACTTAGGAGAAGAGAAGATGTTCGTTACCAAGAAGGTTGCTGCCAAGTACGCCGCTGTCGCCGCTGTCGTCGCCACCGTGACGGCGAAGGCCAATGCCGCCCTGCCCTTGGGCCTGTCCACCGCCATCGAGGCGTATCAGGCTGATGCCAGCCAAGCGCTGGGTCTGATCATGGGCGCGGGCGTCGTGATCTGGGGCCTGATGAAGCTCAAGAGCAAGCTGGGCTGGTAAGTCGAACCGGGGAGGCTCAACCAATGGCGGGACAAGTCATCCAGTGTTCAACGGCGTGCGAAGTCACGCTGTTGGTTGAGCCCTCGCCCGTTTCGATGGATCGCATCGGCGATTACGGCCAGCTCTTCGCCCTGCTGCTCGTCGCGGTGGTGGTGGTGGGCCTGGCGCGTGCGCTCAAGAATCTTTTCTGGAGCAACAGTGAAAGGGACTGACCGTGTTACTCGAAGCCATGTTCGTGGGTGGCTGCTTGCTGCTGCTTTGGCAGTTGCGCTGAACGCCCATGCCGCGAAAACCTTTCCGGGCTTCTTGGCCGAAGTCCAAGGGCAGTCCACTACAGTGGCGGCTGCTTCCAACGGGACGTTGGTTGCTACCCGTGCGCCGGGAACCCTTCAAGCGGGCGGCGGTTGGACGCTTGCTGGCAACTACGGCGTGGCGGTTGGTGCGGCTGCTGGTGACGTTAAGGTAGGTGCCGACACGGTGCTGACGGTCGCGGGCAAGGGGGTGCCCACGCAGGTTGCTGGCAACATCAGCAAGGCAGACTTAGCGGCGGCGGTCGCGGGTTGCTTCGGGGCGACCTTGGTGGGTTGCTCCATCGGTGCTGCGGCCATCGCGGCGCCCTACGCGCTGTCCTGGCTCACGGCTAACAACGTGCGGCCGAGTCCGACGACACCCGGTGGCCTCGAAGGCGTGCCGGTGGGCTGCTACATAGCGCCTTGCTACGAGTACCAGGCGCTGCCGCTTGGGAACAACGAATGGATTCGCGACCATCGCCCGGCGTGTGATGCGTGGGCAGCTCGCGCAACGTCCACGGGCTATAAGGGGCCTGGGGTGGTGGTCACCATCACCGGGTCCAACGAGGGCGGGCGGTGCAACTACACGCTCAGCAGTGGCGGCGGGTCGAGCCTTGACATGTCGCGGCGCAATGCAACCCCGCTGTCGCCGACCTGGGCGCCCACGACCCCGCAAGAGGTCAAGGACAAGCTCATTGCGGGCTCGGCGGTGCCGAATCCGCTCATCGTTCCCGAGCTTGAGAAAACCGGCGTCGATTGGAACGCCAATTGGAAGTCGCCAGTCGTGACGGGCCCGGCTCAGGTCAAGGGACCGGAGAAGGTCACCACCAACCCGGATGGCTCCACCAAGACGGAGCAGGCGACGACGCCGTTGACATACAGTGGTCCGAAGGTCACGGCCGGGCCGACGACTAC